GGGCGACGGTACAGGAAATTATGGAAAGTAAGGATTTAGTACAGATGGCTGTACCGAATGAGTATCCTATATTGGAAACTGCGGAAACTAGCGGGAGTATGACCTTTAGGTTCCAAGGGGTTATGAGGATTAGTTATACTGGGGTTAAGCACACGTATTGTTTGACTATGCCAGATAGGAATTTTATAGCTAATGGTATCATTTCTAGCAACTCAATTCATCCAATGGGTGCGAGTACGAATGCTACGATTCTTAAGGTAGGGACATCTAATAACAAGCGGTGTGAATTTTGGGAAACTATTCAGAGGAATAAGGGCGGGGATAAACAGAGACGGGGTCAAAGACCTAACCACTATGAGTTTGATTATACTGTAGTACAGAAACATAACCCTAAGTACCGCCGGTATATTCAGAATGAAAAGAAGCGACTAGGAGAAGACTCTGATGAATTTAAGATGTCGTATAAACTAGAGTGGTTGTTGGAGAGGGGTATGTTCTTTTCTATCGAACAACTAGAGGCTTTAATAGATAAGTCAATGAGGCATGAGTTAAATTCGGCTAGATACTGTGTGGCGGGGATAGATTTGGGGAAGAAGAAGGATAGTACGGTGGTTACTATTTTAGAGGTCGATATGGAAAGGGCAATGCGGGATAGGGTGACTGGAGAGTTAAAACCTATTAAACGGATACTTAATTGGTTGGAGATAACTGGGGATGACTATGAGAGTCAATATTTTGAGATATTGGACTTTTTACGGGGTTATAATATAAAATGTATCTATATAGATAGTACTGGAGTAGGGACTCCAATTGCGGATAGATTAATGTATGGATTTGAAGGGGTGGCGGAAGTTATAGCTTATGACTTTAACCGCCCGACTAAATCGGTTATGTGGAAAAACTTAAAGGCGGAGGTGGAAGCTGGGAGGTTAAGGGTTCCGGGACACGCTAAAACTAGGTTACTTAGGACATTTAAGAACTTCTATAGACAGATGGAGCAGTTGGAAAAGGATTGGCAGGGGCAATATTTAATAGCGCATCACTCGAAGGACGATAAGGACGCACATGATGATTACCCTGATTCTTTAGGATTAGCTTGTTTGGCGGCGCATCATGACGCACTTCCGGAGATAGAGGTCGGGGAAAATATATTTTTTGAAAGGAGCAGTAGATAGATGGGCAAGGTTGTAGAATTATTGACGGAAAATAGGATGTTTATAAAAATGATAGAGGAGGTTTTAGACGGGCATACATTAAGTGATGTTAAGGTGGCTTTGGTGGTAATGGACAAGGAGGGCGAGATAACTATTGGTAGCAACTGTATTGGCAATGATGGGGTTATATTGGTGGGGTTACTGGAATGGGCTAAAGGGGCAATTATGGGAGGGGATTAGAATTGTTGAGTAAAGAGTCTATTATTATCGCTCCAGATGGGATGGAATGGCTAATTGTGGGCGGAAAATCGGCGGAGTCAGTAAATAACTTGTTGCTGGCAAAACCCAAGGTGGATTTTCGTAGTTTGTCAAAACTTTTAGAAGGTTATAGAATACCTTTTGTACTTCTTCAGTGTAAGGACGGATTAACACCGGAGTTAGTTGCGGGGTATCCTATCAAAGAATAAAGGAGATAGATAAAATGGTTAATATTGTTCTTGAACCAACCCACCCTCTCTATGCGGCCGCCTATGCTTTAGGAAATATGGAAATGGAAATAGGGCGGATAAAAAGCGATAATGTGGCTCTGTCCGAAAGTAACGCTGAACTACAGGCGGGTTACGATAAGGTGTTTAATTTGCTAACTGGTCTGGAGGCTCAAGTGGATGTTCTTCGTAAAGAGCTCAGAATGCATAAGGGGGAAAGAATTATAGATTTTGGCATGAAATTTGTGGGGACACCTTATCAGTTTGGGGCTAGAACAGGGGCTACGGCAACTTTTGATTGCTCGTCTTTCGTACAACATATTTACCGCCAATTTGGGGTGGAGATACCCAGAACCAGTATACGACAGAGTAGAAGCGGAGTGGCTATTGCGGATGCAGACTTAGAACGTGGTGACTTAGTATTTTTCGATGCAGACCCCAATCGGGGTACTAGGGGTGTTGTGGACCATGTGGGGGTTTACTTAGGGGATAACATGGTACTTCATGCTACACCTCAGAATGGGGTTCACGTGGCTCAGATGTGGTCAAAGCCTTTGTACCTTTTCGGGCGGCGGGTACTATAAAGTAAAAGATTTACATATCCTTTTAATTACTTGGGAAACTAAAGTTGAAACTTTTTCCTGTACCGTGTATGATAGAAGCTGAACAAAGCATAACTTGAGTTATATGTTAAATCATGGTACTCTATAAATGGTAAAGGGGTGGCTGGATGAATAGCACTTCCAAATGGGACTTAGAAGTAGCAACAATTATCGAACTAATAAAGGCGGGGAGGTCAATCGCGGAAATTGGTGACCACTACGGATACGATAAGGAGTATATGCGGATTATTCTAAAAAGGCTTAGGAGAAGAGGGGTACTTCCTAGTAGGGAGTCTTTGGAAACTCTCCCCTCTCCGCCGCCGGAGGTAAATCAGCAGGTAATGAAGATTGAGTTTCCTGACAAAAAGGAACCAACTTTCAATTATCGGGACTTTCTAAAAACGGCGATAGATTTACAAAGGCAAAAGAAGGATAAGGAAGTAAGCCAACTAGAAGCGACAGTTAAAATCTATACGGATAAGCCTTTTGCGATTTCTTTTACGAGTGACTGGCATTTGGGCAGTCCCTATACGGACTACGAAGCTATATTGAGGCATATGGATTTATGGTTAAGGGTTCCTAATATGTTTATTGCCCCTCTAGGGGATATAACGGATAACTTCGTAATTGCAGCGATAAAATCCGGGATGCTATCTACCCTCTTTAGTCCCCAAGACCAACATGATGTTGCTCAACAAATGTTCACCGAGTTAGGACAAAAGGTGCTTTTTGCGGAAGGGGGGAACCACGAGGGGTTTACTAGCGGTGAAGTTGGTCTGGATTTAGCTGCTAGTTTCTACAAAGGCTTAAAATGCCCATACTTACGAGAAGGCGGCGGGGTAAATATAATCGTAAACGACTTTATTACCTACCGTATTTATGCCAAACACCGCTACAGGTATTTTTCTAGCTTAAACGTAACCAATTCGGTAAAAAGGATGCACGATATGGAAAGCCCATTTGATGTCGGGGTAATCGGTCATTATCACGTGCCAACATTTGAGCACTCTCATAGGTGGTCGGGGGCTATGCAGAAGGACACAATATTTATAGTTACTGGCTCGTATAAAGTAGATGATAGATGGACAAGGGAAATGGGATTTGCGGCTAGGGGAACAATTGGTTGTCCTACGGTAATTTTCTTCCCTAATCAGAAAAAGATGCTACCTTTCCGCTACGTGGAAGACGCGGCGGTTATGATGGAATCCCTACAAGGACTTTGGGGAGAGGGTAAACTTAATTCGGCGTTAATAGTATAAAGGAGGAATGGTTATGGCTTTAGTTCGGAGAGCACCATTAACTAATTTTCGCTCAATGAGAAGGCAGGGTGCGGTGCGTATGGTGGTCAAGGAGGGTCCTACGGTAACTATGTCTTCTGATGGTCGCCCAGACGGTACGCCGGATGCACGTCCGGATGTAAAAAGAGCATACAAGGGGGTAGGAGCAAATGAAAGAACCAACTTCGGCAGGGGTACGACCGTCCGTAGGAACTCCGTCTTCCAAGAAAACACTTCTGGAACCAGCGGGGCAAACTGGGGCGGACCGCGTAGACGCAGGGGTATTTGAAACCAGCGTTAATTTGAAACCTCCTTCTAAAGATGAAATAAAAACGAGTCTCCGCACCAAGGGTTTTAGGCAAATTGAGTACGATGCCGAATTTGCGAAAAACAGGAAGGCGGCTATAAGGGAAGTATTACAAGAGGAAATTCAAAAGGTGGTAAGGGTGACCAATAAAAAACTTCAAAAGAGTTTTGAAAGTGGATTAAATGGCAGGAGGGATTAAGGTAGGTGGTTGGAGAATATAATCCCTATATTGATAGCGGCTCGTTCAATAACGTAGTGTCGGGGAATCCCTATACCCTCCAACAGAGTCTAAGCGATACCGAACTAAAGAGAATAAATAACGAGTTTTTGCTGTGGAATTTTTACAAGGGACACCAATGGAAAAGTCGGCGGATTGATGGGGAACCACAAATAACCATGAACTATTGTAAGGCCTTTGTAGATAAAGGCGTTGCCTTTCTTATGGGTAAGGGGTTCAACATTCTGGTAAAACAGGATGCTACTGACGTGACCAAACCCCTTTTAGACGAGGTTTGGGAGGACAACAACAAAAGCCTACTGGCTTTAGACATTGGGCAATCTGGTGGTGTGACAGGTAATGCATGGGTAAAGGTGGCGGTTGAGCTTTTTGACCAAGCGGAACAACCGGATATGAACACGCTTTATCCTAATGGAAGAATCAGAATTATGGTTCTCCCGACTTTTGCGGTATTCCCTACATGGCACGTTCATGACAGGGATAAGATGGTTAAATGCGTTATTATGTATCCAGTTACTGTTGATGTCCCAAGGTTAGACGGTTCGGTGGAAAAGAAATCTGTTTGGTACAGGGAGATTATTACCCCTACTACAATTGAGGAATACTACGGGGACACTTTGGCGGAGAGGAGGGAGAACCGCCTAGGCAGGATTCCTGTGGTCAGGATTAAAAACCTTCCCCTTTCAGGGGAATCGCTCGGAATATCGGATATACAGGACATTGTACCACTTCAGTTGGAGCTAAACAGGAAAGCTACTGATATATCTGATATTATCAACTATCACGCCGCCCCAGTTACCGTCATACAAGGTGCAAGGGCTTCTTCTTTAGAGAAGGGGGCTAAAAAGGTTTGGGGCGGCTTACCTAAGGATGCAAAGGTATTTAACCTTGAACTACAAAGTGACCTTGACGCAGCGATGGGCTATTTAGATATGATTAAAATAGGGATGTTTGAACTCTCACATATGCCAGAAGACGCTTTTGGTAAAAAAATGAATATATCTAATACTTCTGGTGTTGCACTACATATCAAAAACCAACCGCTGATGGAAATTACCCGCACTAAATGGGCAACATACGGGGAGGGTTTAGCGGAGGTTAACAAACTCATTCTTATGTTCGCCAGAATGATTGAGCATCCTTTGTTAGACATAAGGGCATTCGACTCTCTTGCCGCCCACGTTAGGTTTTGGACTGGGGTAGAATTCCCTAATCCTTTACCGAAGGATGAGCTAATCCAGATGCAACTAATTGCTCAAAAGGTATCGTTGATGCTTATGAGTAGGACAGAGGCAATGGCGGAATTGGGCGGAACAGACATCGAGGAAAGATTTAATAGGATTTTAGAAGAGTCATTGAGGGTTCAAGATATGGTTTACGATGCAAGGGAACGAGCTAACGAGGCACAACAGATTAATGTTGGGGCAATAGTTGACGCCGGAGACAGAGTTAGTGAACCAGAGGTAGGGTAATGAAAAACCCTATCTTGGTTTCACAGTTAGCCAGAAGACGAAAATTGAAGCAGATATGTTCCACCTCAAAAGCGGAAATTCAAAAACTTACGGCTGGGATTGAAAGACTTGATGTAACTACGTTAATTACATTAGAAGACAGATTATTTACAATGGCGGAAAAATGTAGTAAACTAGTAGGTAGGTTCATATATGAATCCGGAGCGGATGCGGCGGAGGAAACTTTAGATTTTTTCTCGGCGGGGTATCAAGCTCAGACGGGGGCGGAAGTCCCCAATCCACATAGACAAAGGGTTATGAACGAGGCATTGAGAAGTTTTAATTCTAAACCCTTTTTTGGGGATACTTTACCTTTACGCCTACATAAGATGGAGACAAGGCTAAAGAACAGGGTTGTTCATGCAGCGTTGCTAGCTAGCGGACAGGGGCTTGGCGGCAGGGCGTTGGCTGATTACTTGGGGTCATTCTTTATTTCGGATACTCCGGTGGAGGGTGGTTCCCTTTTTGGTTATGCGGAATTACTTTTGGTATCGGAAGAAAACAGAATGCACTACCTCGCCGCCACGATGTTCTTTAGAGAGATGGGGGTTACTCTGGTAAGGTTCGGCTTGGTGAGACGGCGTAACAGACAAGATGGAGGCGGTGAGCTTCTGAATTACGTGGACTTATCCATCGCAGATAGGTTGGCGGGTACAGGAATTAACCCAGTTGGGGTATACCGACTGGAAACACTTCCAATGTACCCACATCCTAGAGCAAGGTTCTATTTAGAGCCTATTTATGAAGTTGGGTTTTTCCCGCTTTACGTGGGTTAACCATATAAATTATACGGGGAGGAAGTAGAAAATGACCGTTAACAATCAAGACCAAAATACTCAAATCAACACGGCTGGCACAATGGAAACTTTGACAGTGTTATCACCCAATGCTGCACCGGCACAAACCACGTCAAATACTCAGTGGGGGGCAGCAGGTAGTCTACCAGCGACAGGGAATTTACCTGTGGCATCGACGGAGGATTTGCTAAAGCTGCCCGATGTACGTAGTTTGGTGGAAAATGCCCGCTCACAAGAAAAGGCAAAGCTCTACAAGTCTTTAGAGTCAAAGGAAGGCGAAATTCGACAATTGAAGGAGGAAATTGATTCTATGAAGGCCCAACTCACCGCAAAGGAGAATGACAGTCTATCTGAAATGACGGTATTGCAAAACGAAATCAAGGCGACTAAGGATAAGTTTGAAGCCCTTATCGTTTCTATCGAATCTGAACGGGAGGCGGAGAGAGAGAAACGCAGAAAGGCTGAGTTGGATGCTTATAAGGAAAGGCGACTTCGTGAGGTCGGTGACGAACTCGTTTTGGCTTTGGTTGGCGGAAACTCCGAGGAGGCTATTGATGCATCCATTGAAATGGCTACGCAGGAGTATCAAAATATTACTGCTAGGGCTTTGGAAAAGGCTAAAGCATCTTCCCCTTCGCCCGCCCCTAAGGTTACAAATACGCCTAAAGTCACCAACCCACAAGGGGTATCTGGTACTCCGTTAAGCGGGAAAGATGTAAGGAGTATGTCTAATGAAGACTATGCTAAACATCGTGACCGTATTCGGGAAGCTCTACGCAAAGGTCAATTAACCGACTAAGAATTTAAGGAGGGAATTTAATCAATGCCAGTAAATCAAATTGGTACTGCTGTAACTAGTACGGTTGGTCAACATTTTCCGTTGTCTCAGACTATTCTAGATGTATATTCTAGGGAGATTGAGTTTGAGGCTCAACCGGTAATGCGCTTTGAACAATTCGCTGTAAGGAAGACCGACCTTTCTGCCGCCCCGGGGCTAAAAATTAAAATGACCGTTTATAACAACCTCATTCCGGGCAGAAGGTTGACCGAGACTACACCAATGACTACGCAGGCTCTTAGCACATCACAAGTTGAGATTGCAGTAGCTGAGTGGGGAAATGCTGTAGCAGTTACGGAATTGCTACTTCAGGCATCTTTCGACGACGTGCTTGCATCTTCGGCTAGACTACTTGGTCTGGACTACGCGCGTACTGTTGATTCTCTACTTCGTGACACCGTTCTAGCTTGTACTCAGGTAGTTTATGCTAACCGCAGAGCTTCCGACACGCTACTTCAAGCTGCGGATATCTTTAATTCTGCTGTAGTTAAGGACGCAGTTGAAATTCTTGCTACTAACAACGCGGCTAAAATCGCTAATGACTTTTATGTATGCTTTATTCACCCTCATCACGCCCGCGGCGTAAGGGATGATGCGGAATTTATGAATGTTACTGCTTATGGTAGACAGTATGCTGGGGAAATTGGTCGAATCCACGATGTGGTATTTATTGAGACTACCCAAATGCCCGTAGTAGCAGTTGACCCTGATGGCAACCCGAATACACAAAACAGCTTTAGTAAGTATCAGGCTGTTATGTTTGGACAAAATGCATACGGTTTCGCTATTGCACTTCCTGTTGAAATGCGTGATGGTGGGGTTGAGGACTTCGGTCGTATACACAAATTGGCATGGTATGCGATTTTTGGAGCAGGTATCCTTGAGGATGCCAACATCGTTAGAATTGAGACTCGCTAGTTAATTTAGGCGGGGAGGGTACACCCCTCCCCTATTTTACAATTTAGAAGATGGTCCATTAAAGGAGGTAGCACAATGGTGAAGAAGATACCAAAGGAAGTTTTTGAGGAACTTGAAACCCCCAAGGTTATCGTTGAGGACGCAATATTGGTTATGGCGGTTCCGGTGGAAAAACCCCCTATGGTTGTAAGAGCTATGGACGAGGCGACAAGAGTTAAGGCGAAAATTACTGGGAAAAGGTTTCTTGCAGGAACATGGTATAATCTCATGCAAGATAAAGAAATGACTGTTCCGAGTCATGTTGCAGATTGCCTAAGAAAATCTGGTGCTATTTATTTATAGAGAATTAATGGGGATTGGGGGTAACGGGGGCTATGGTTGAAGCAGCGATTATAATTTCTGGTATTTCAGTAGCATTTGGCATTTATCAAGGCATTATAAATTTGAAAAGAAACGAAAAACAAGACGTAAAAACCGAGATTGCACAGTTAACGTCTGTAATTATCAAACTGGAAAATATCGGAGACGGTGTTTCGGAGATAAAGCATGAGATATCAAATATCAAGTTTGATATTAAAGAGAGCAGGGAAAGACTTGTAAAAGTAGAAGAGTCGGCAAAATCGGCGCATAAAAGACTTGATGTGGTTGAAAAATACCATAGGGGAGTTGCTCGAAGTGAGCGAGAAGAGTAACTTTTCTAAAATTATAGTAATGCTTGTAGTTATCATGAACGTAATTTTTACCGTTGCGGTACTTTATGTTTTTCTCCAAACTGGAAGTGAACCATCTACTTTAATTGCAAGTTGGTTTGCGTTTACGGTAGGGGAATTATGGTTACTAGCGAATATAAAAAGGTCAAAGATTTCTAAAAACGGTGGTGAAAAATTTGAATAACATCGACTGGAAACGAAAATTATCAAGTAGAAAATTCTGGGCAGCGGTGATTGGGTTTGTAACGTCCATACTAGTTGTCTTTAATGTAGATAATCTGACGATAGAGCAGGTTTCCGCTTTAATTACGGCAGTTGCCACTTTAATTGCTTACATTTTTGGGGAGGGCATGGTGGATGCTGCAAGAGTACACTTGGTGCAGGAAAATAAGGAGACTACTCAGGAGGAAAAACAAGAACTAGGATTTTAATGCAAAAATAACGGGAATTTACTTTAACTAGGAATACGAAACAGGGAGTTAAATTGGTTAAAATAAATATGTTAGGTCTTGGGGGTGGTAAAAATATACGCTCTTACTCTTCTAAGGAAAGTATATGGATTGAGTATAAGAAAAGAGAGTTTAAGAACGGTAAATCAGGGCTGGGTGAGTACGAACCAGCATCAGGAGGTTGTTGAGCCGGATGAGAATAGAAGTGTTCAGAGGTGATGACCGAGAGGGGCTAGAAATGCAGATAACAAGGAACGGTGTACCCTTAAAGCTCACAGGATGCAGTATTAAGTTTTATATGCCGCCTAAGGTTCCTGAAGCTTTCTGCGAAGTAGTAGAAGCACAGCAGGGACTTATCAGATTTCCTCTTGAAGTATCGGCGGTGGATGAAGTCGGGGAATTTCAATTTCAGATTAAAATTTTTTGGCCGGATGGTCGAAAAATTACGTTACCACAAGGTCAAAAAGCAGTTTTAGTGGTCTTACCTGATTTAACAAGGAGGGATACTTAATGGCAAGACCCCCGGGCAGGTCACCAAGGGAAACTAACCCCACACCGGGAGAAAAACCCGGCTTTGTGGGCGCACACAAGGACAGGGTTACGGAAGATTACCATATTACCACAGGGGCAAACGGCGGGCTTGATGTAAACGTCATCAGCACCGTGTCTGACGCTATTCTTGCGGCGATTAGAGATAAGCTACTAGCCGCTCCCGCAACCGAAGCCAAGCAAGACAGCCAGCAAGCCACGCTTGCGAGTATTCTTGCTAAGATTATTGCCGCACCTGCAACTGAAGCCAGCCAAAATACTCTAATCACCCATGTAGACGGTCTTGAAACAGCAGTAGCGGGAACGAATACCCGCCTAGACACCGTAG